TGTATACATGTAAGACATAGCGTAGCCATTATTAGGTCCATAGCCAGGACGAATAGAGCCTTGCTCATCGCGCTGTGGGACTTCTCCGAGTTCTGTTGAATCAGTCTTGTCTGGGTCGGTGAATTCGTCATCGACGCCAGAGACCACCGCCTCGACATTATCGTAGTAGGGCTTCTCTTCTTTGATGAATCTCTCGATGCTTACAAGCGCAAACTTGGCGGCATTTAATTTGCCGTCAGCAGCTTCTTGTAGTTGGGCTTCCATAGCGCCGTAATAAGAACCGCCCTGGATAGACTCGGGCAAAATAATACCTTTGCGAGCAAGGTGGGCGAATAGCCTGTTTTGTGCGCCGTAAGTAAAGTCGGTCATAGTCTGCTTTGGAAAGGCAGTAATCTTCTTGTCTCTTCCAGAAAGCACGATGTCGAGGTCTCCGTGGTCGAAGATCATTAGATCTCCACTCAGGGACTTGCGAATGTCAAGCTCTAGCGTTACCGTGGGAGGTGGCGCTTTCGGCTTTATCGTAACCTTTATCGGTTCGGGGATTGGGACAATTCTAACTGTGATCGGCATCGGCGTGGATTTCCTTTACTAACTGCTGTGTTTTCATAATGGTCAGCAGGGTAGACTCATTTAGGCTTGTTTCTTTTGATAGAGTCTCAAGTCTTTCTCTCACGGCTTGCGTCTTCTTGAGCATCTCTGGATCATTAGCGATCTCTTCTACCTTTGTAGCCTCGGATAGTGACTGCTTTAGTCTGCCGAGTTCTCTGTTGAAATAGATTTTTGCTTCAAGATCATCCTGAGAGAATGATGAGATGTAATTGTTGAGAAGGTTTTTCTGTTCCTCTAACAAAGAGCTTCCGTATTTTTCGTTGAACTTTTTGGTGAAAGTGGAGAAGGTAAGAGAATCAACAGGCTGTAGTTTTTGTTCTTCAAGCTTGCCGGTCATTCCTTCTACTATTCTTGTCTCAAGCATAACAGATTGCTTTGGAGAGTTTGTGTTAAACATCTTAGCAATTGTTGCTAGTGACTTGTAGTTCGGCACAAAGTTGTTGAATGTGTCTGGGCTCAAGTCTTTGTTGATGTCGTTTATGACTGCTGTTTGTTGCTTGAACAAACCATCTGCGTCGATGAGACGCTTAGCAGCCATCGCCGCTTCCATAATCTTTTTGCTTGTGGGCTCGTCAAGATCTTGGTTTTCGTAAAGAGAACGATAACACTCTAGGTCTTTCTTTAACAGAGAGTCTGTGGTGAAGTGCTTCCGCACGATAGAGACAACTTTTTCTTTTCTCTCGTTGTCTCCTTTTATGATGGCTACAGTAGCTTCGCGAGCAAGAGCCTCAAAAACAAAAGCCGTGTTGCGCTTCTTGTTGTGTCTATTCTTCATTATTGTTCTCCGTTATCTTTGTTTCCAAGCTCTCGATGAGCATCTTTACAGAATGGTTGACCTCAAGAAGAGCCTGCTCTTCCTCTTGGTCTCGCAAGTAATTAGGGTCTTGCTCTTCATAAATGCCTCTAGCGAGAGATCTTAGTTCAGAGCCGCCAAGATTGTTAGTTCTGTAGGTGTTCATCTCGGGTGTTGGGACACTAGCATAATTACGGGTTCTAGCACCTTGGGGTCTCTTATCGGTTGCTACTTTTTGGTAAGCTTTACCTTTAGAGCCCTTGGTTACATATTTCTTGCCTGCTCTCGCACGCTTACCCAGAGACTTGGCTAGGCGCGGAGAGTTACGAGAGCCAGGAGGTGCTGCTAGGAGTGCGCTTTCATCGCCGCCACCTTCATCACCGCCACCCTCGTCTCCACCAAGGTCTAGATCACCGCCGCCTTCATCGCCGCCGAGATCTAAGCCGCCCTCGTCACCACCACCGCCGAGGTCGAGTCCACCACCACCAGCTTCTCCACCACCACCTGCGGCGGCTTCGGCAACACCCTCAAGTGCTGTGTCGTGCTTGCGATCGTAGAACATCTCTCGCTGGTTGCGTAGGAACTCTTCGTGAGACATTCCAAAGATGTTATCGGCAACCCAGCGACGAGAAAAGAAGCCTTCCGTTGCTGATGCTGCGATGTCGAACTTGGTCTTCCAATGCTCTAGCTCTTGTAGTTCCGCAATCTTGCTTGGGTTGTTAAGAGCGAGCTTGAAGTTTAAGAGATCTTCTCCTCTGTAGCCGAGAGTGTAGAGGTGGATGATGCCGACCTTCTCTAGCTCGTGAATCATAGAGCGCTGTAGGCGCTGGATGGTGCGAGCAAAACGAATGTCTTTCGTGGCTAGTGTTGTTTTATCTTCTTGTGCGCCCTCGCCCATAGTGAGGTAAGCCTGTGGGATCTTGATTCCAGAGAACATTTTGTCGCGGAGATATTTCACATCGTCAATTGCTGTGGTGTTTTGACCACCGCCGAGATTCTGGATGTCGGTCACAGAACCAGCACGAACTGGAATGTAGTAATCTTCTTCGATAGACATTGGGTTATAGCGAAGATCGACGCGCCCTGTGTCTTTGTTTACGATAGAGTGTCTCTTTAATTGAGACACGATCTTTTGCATAAACTGCTCAACTTCTTGCGGAGGAACAGCACCGACATCGATCTTGAAAACCTTGCGCTCAGAAGAGCGAACAATGCGGTAAGCCATCATCGCATCTTCCATAAGAGTAAGCTGACGCCAAATGCGGCGGACGGGCTCTAGAACGGAAGTTCCATAGGGAGCATACTTATCATTTCCAAGGATGCGGAAGTGAGCAACCTGCCAATTCTCAAAAGTCATTCCAGCAGAGTTCCACTGGTATTGAACATAGTTTGGGTTTGTGGCGTCTAGTCCCTCTAGTCTCTCGACCTCTTGTAGAGGAATAGCAATTGTTGACTGGATTCCTTCGTTGTCGTCAATGTCGAGATACAAGATAAAGTCACCATACTTACACATCGTTCGGCACCAACCAAAAAGGTTGTGCTCGATGTTCATAATCTTATGGTATAAGATGTTTAGGACTGCTTTGATCTCGTCGTTGCGGCACTTGATGTTTAGCATCGGAGACAAGGCAGAGAATGTGGTCATCTCATCGGCGTAGATGTCGAGAGCAGAAGCTAGCTCTGGCATGTATTCCATCTGATCAAAATCAATGTAACGCTCTGAGCGCCTCTGGTTTGCGATAGCGTTCGCTGCAATCGTATCTAGAGGGTTGTAGGACTGCTTCTTGAACTGCTGTCCTGATGCGGTCTTGAATCTAGTAGAGTATTTGTCGAGATGCTGTCTGCGAATCTTGCGACCAGATTCTGATCTGTAACTAACAATAGGTCCAGAGAACAGGCGAGTAAGAGACTTGAATAATTGAGAGTCTCTGTTAGCTGGGTTCTTGCCTTGTTTTGGGTTTTTAGGTGCCATTTAATTTCTCACTTTATTATCCACATATGCTGGGAATATAGATTTTGTGCTTCGCTCATTTTACTAACTGTGTCGTCGCCTGTGTAGCCTATTTGTCCTCTTATCTGTGTGTTTAATACGGTTCGAGAGGTCATTATGGAATCGACAAAGGCTTTCTGGTAATTAAGGTCTCTTGAGTTTGATTGAATTGCTGTGTCTCTGACCCAACAACAAATCGCAAGAGCCATAACCAAGTCGTCGTTATATCCTCGCATCGCTTGTGGCTTCCCGTTATTCCAAATGAATGTTCTAAATTCATTCGTCAAACGCGAAGAATACGTTTTAATTAGTTTGTTTCTTATAAACTCTTCCAACTTGGCTACAATCAGGGGTCTGGTCTTGCTTGTTGTAGAGAAGCCAGCGATAGTTCCAGTCTGATGCTCGCCGAGGTGTTGGTCAATGTATTGGTGTGTAGACTTAACAGACCAGTAGAGATTAGGATAATCATACTCGATAAGTTTGTCTATTACTGTGTAGCCAATAGAATTGTTTTCCACGACCATCATTGCGTTTCCAAATTCTCGACCGACTTGATTGAGCATGTTGGCGTAAAGATCCGGTGTGGGTTTGCCCTGGTATTCTCCAATGATCTCCATCGTTTCCAATTTCAGAATGTGGAATGTGGAACTATCAGCGCCATCGCCGCGTGCAACGTCAGCAGCAATAAGATAATTGCAGCTTGGATCGTGTTCTTCCCAGATCCAAAAGTTTCTATCAAAGCCAGTCCTATGCTTTGGTTCTTTGACCAAAGACAT